ATTTCAAAGTTGCTGATGCTATCCGAGCGCAGGTGTCAGCAGTTGGTGGGTGAGGGAGTGATACCCAAACAAGGGCGTGGCCAGTATGACTTGGTGCAATCGGTGCAGGGGTATGTGAAGTTTTTGCGTGAACGTGCGTTTGGTGGGGTGGCCAATACAGATCAGCATGGCGAGAAAACAAGGTTGATTACTGCGCAAGCAAATATTGCTGAGATGAACGATGCAGAGTTGCGTGGTGATTTGCTTCGAGCGGATGAAACCAGACGTGCGATATTTACCGCTGCACGTGGCGTGCGTAATTCGTTGCAAACCGTGGCGGATAGATTGGCGCAACCGTTGGCCGGTGAAGATAATCATCACGAAATACACGCAATGATTGAGGGTGAGATTAATCAGATCTTGCATGACATGGAAAGCGAGTTTGCCAATTTGGTGGTTGAGCCGGTAGAGATTGAAATTAAAAATGATGCAGAAACAGATACCAACGGTTGATGTTAGTGGTGAGAGCCTGGCATTTGATGCGATTGCTGCCGGATTAAAACCCGATCCGCAAGAGCCAATGAGCGAATGGGCGGATCAATATCGTCTGCTCGGGCAAACCTATGCGGCCGAGCCTGGCAAGTGGCGCACCAGTCGCACACCGTATTTGCGCGAGATAATGGATGCGTTTAGTCCGTCAAGCAGATGTGAGTTTGTAACAATTATGAAAGGCGCACAGCTTGGATTCACCGAAGCACTCACCAATATGATCGGCTATATTATCCACCGCGCACCAGCACCAGCAATGATGGTGCAACCAACTCAGAACTTGGCAAAGCGATATTCCAAACAACGCTTGGCAACTATGATTCAAGATATGCCGGTGCTTCGCGGACTGGTGGCAGATCCTCGCGCAAGGGATAGCGGCAACACCACCACCTCAAAAGCATTTGACGGTGGCGTTTTATTTATTGCCGGTGCTAATTCGGCGGCGGATTTGAGATCTGTACCCGTGCGATATTTGCTACTTGATGAGGTTGATGCCTATCCGTATGATTTGGATGGTGAGGGCGATCCAATTGAGTTGGCGGTCAACAGGACTAAAACCTTTGCACGCCGAAAGGTTTTAATCGGATCAACACCAACGGTGAAAGATGTGAGCCGAGTTGAGCGTGAGTTTTTGAAAGGTGATCAGCGCAAGTATCATGTGGCTTGCCCACATTGTGATGTGATGCAGGAATTACATTGGCAAAATATCAAATGGAGTAAGGACGAAAACAAAGTGCCGCGCCCAGAAACCGCCGTGTATATGTGTGATCATTGCGCCGGAGTTATTACCGAAAGTGACAAACTCGATATGTTGCAACATGGCAAGTGGGTGGCCACTAAGCCGGACAACAATTACCGCGACACACGCCGAAGTTATCACATTTCATCGCTTTATTCACCGTGGGAAAGTTGGGCAAACCTAGTGCAAAAATGGCTGGATGCACAACAAGATCCGCACCTTTTAAAAACATTCATCAATACTGCTTTGGGCGAGTGTTGGGATGAGGAATCAAACCGCGTGGATATGAACGATTTAAGAAAACGCGCTGAAGATTATCCATTGCGCACTTTGCCAATGGGTGCATTGGTGGCCACTTGCGGGGTGGACGTGCAAGACAACAGACTCGAGGCGGTGATTTGGGCGTTCGGCAAGGGTGAGGAAAGTTGGGCGATTGATTATCAAGTGTTTTTTGGTGATCCGGCAAGCCCAAAACTTTGGGATGAGTTGGACGAATGGTTGCATTTAGAGTTGGATCATCAAAGCGGATCAGCGGTCAAACTATCAGCAGTGGCGATTGACACCGGCGGACATCACACGCAAATGGTGTATGACTTTTGCAGGCTTCGCAAGCATCGCCATGTTATTGCGATTAAAGGCCAATCCACTCGCAACCGCCCAGTGGTAGGCAGACCAACCAATCAAGATATTAGCCTCAAAGGTAAAACCATTCGTGGTGGTGTGCAGTTGTGGCCGGTGGGATCAGACACGGCAAAGAGTGTTTGGTATGGTCGATTCGGTGTGGATGAGGGTGCGGGATCGGTGCATTTTTCTACCGAATTAGACGATGAATTTTACGCACAACTCACCGCGGAAAAATTAGTCACGCGCTATCACAAAGGCCATCCACGCACAGAATGGGTAAAACCCTCACATAAGCGCAACGAGGTACTCGATTGCTCGGTGTATTCTTTGGCGGCGGCTTATCATCTCGGTATGAACAAATGGAGTCAGAGAGATTGGCAACGATTAGAGGATCAAGTGCAACCAATCACCGCTGATTTATTTGATTCTGCACTCTCAAAAGTCAAAACTGAGTCAAAAGAAGTTGAAAAAGAAGTTGAAAAACTACAAAAACAACCGCAAGCAGCACGCGTTTTACCGCCTAGATCTAAGCCTGGCGGTGGTTTTGCTGCGCGTTGGTAAAATAAATCTAAATTGGGGTTGACAAATCAAAAAAAGTTACTAGGCTAAACACTAGATGTAGTGTATTGCACACTAAAAAAACACTAGATATAGGGATTTATGGCCAATTTATTTGACTCTACAAATTACCCAACAACTGAGCCGGGCGAGATTATCGCCGGTGATCGCATTGCTTGGAAGCGCAGCGACTTGGATAGTGACTATCCGATTGCCAGTTATTCATTAAAGTATTCAGCGCGTTTAGAAAACGCCGGTACAACTGAGATTGAGATCACCGCCAGTGAAAGCGGATCTGATTACATCGTGGAAGTTGGCCAGTCAACAACGGCAGTTTATACCGCCGGTGTTTATCATTGGCAAGCGTATATCATTCGCACGGCAGACTCAGAGCGTATCACGGTTGACAGTGGCACTTGGGAAGTTAAAGCTAATCGTGATGCTACAACTACCGATCCAAGAGGCCACGTTAAAAAAGTATTAGATGCAATCGAGGCCACCATTGAGGGCAGAGCCAGCAAAGACCAAGAAAAATATGCAATCCAAGGTCGTGAATTATGGCGCACGCCAATTGCTGATTTGATTTTACTTAGAGATAAATACCGCGCTGAATATGTGCGTGAAACTCGTGCAGAGCGTATTCGCAATGGCCTTGGTCATGGTGGCATAATTAAAACAAGGTTTTAAAATATGAATTTTTTATCCATTTTTAGAAAACATAAAAAAGCCGTTGCCAAGCGTTCGTATGCCGGTGCAAAGATTGATCGCTTAACTTCATCATGGGCAACCACCTCGCAAAACATTAACAAAGATTTACAAGCAGGCGGCAAAGTATTGCGCACTCGCGCACGTGATTTGAGTATTAACAATGATTATGCGCGAAAGTATTTGCAAATGTGTGTTTCAAATGTTGTTGGCGCAAAGGGCATTGTTTTACAAGTTAAATCAAAGACAAGCCGAGGCAAACTCGACCAAAAATCCAACCGCATTGTTGAGCAAGCCTGGGCGAAATGGTCAAAAGCTAAAAATTGTGCATGGGATGGTCGTTTGTCATTTGTTGAGATGCAGCGTTTATTCATTGAAACCGCTGCACGTGATGGCGAGGTGTTAGTGCGTATGGTGCGAGATGATTCACAGTTTGGTTTTAAATTGCAATTTTTAGACACTAATCGCCTTGATGAAAATCTTAATAAAAATCTTGGCAATGGTGCGGTGATCAGAATGGGTATTGAGTTTGATGCTACCGGCCGTGCAGTGGCGTATCACTTACTAACTAATCTTGAAAGCGCAGCAGCGGCCGGTGCAAGATATGAGCGCATTGATGCGGATAATATCATCCACGCCTTTATGGGTGAACGCCCAGAGCAAATCCGTGGTGCAACGTGGATGGCTAGTGCTATGTCACGGCTTAATATGCTCGGCGCGTATGAAGAAGCGGAGTTAGTAGCAGCAAGAATTGGCGCAAGCAAGATGGGTTTTTATACCTCAGAGGCCGGTGATTCGTTTATTTCTGAAGAAGATGATCAAGGTTATTTGATCGATGCGGCCGAGCCGGGGCAATTTGCCCAACTACCGTCTGGCACTGGCTTTACCACTTTTGATCCTACCCATCCAACAAGCGCATTTGAGTCATTTAATAAGGCGATTTTGCGGGGTATTTCAAGTGGTTTGGGTGTGGCATACAACTCGTTGGCGAGTGATCTTGAGGGTGTGTCATTTTCATCTATTAGATCTGGCACGATTGAAGAACGCGATCAGTGGCGAGTGAAACAAAATTGGATGATTCAGCATTTTATGGATCGCATTTATGAGCAATGGTTGAGTATGCAATTGCTGAATGGATCGATGGGTTTATCGATGACTGATTTTGATAAATTATCCGAGATCAGATGGCAACCAAAAGCCTGGACATGGGTTGATCCACTTAAAGATATTAAGGCCTCAACTGAGGCGATTAATGCTGGCATTAAAACCGCCAGTGAAGTGGTGGCAGAGCAAGGCGGTGATATAGAGGATGTATATGACCAGCTTGCTTATGAGCAACAATTGGCCAAAGAAAAAGGCCTTAATTTAAGCATTAATAATGAGGTAATAAGCAATGAAACAAATCAAAACGGGTAATTTAACCCGATATTTTAATTTAGATCGCACGGCGATTGATGAAGAAGCACGCACGGTGGGTTTGTCGTTTTCAAGCGATGCACCAGTTGAACGATGGTTTGGGATGGAAGTGTTAGATCACTCGCCCAAATCGGTTGACTTGGGGCGTTTGAATGATGGCGCACCGCTTCTAATGGATCATGACACGAGCGATCAAATAGGCCGAGTGGAAAGTGCAACGGTGGATGGAAAACGCGGACAAGCGATTGTGCGTTTTTCTAAGTCAGTGCGCGCTCAAGAAATATTTACAGATGTGATGGATGGTATTCGTCAAAACATTTCTGTTGGATACCGTATCAACGAAATGGAATTAGATGAGTCACGATCAGAGGATGAAGTGGAAACGTATGTTGCCACTCGTTGGCAACCATTTGAGGTGAGCGTGGTGAGTGTGCCTGCGGACAATTCAATCGGTATTGCTAGATCTGCTGATGGTGACAATATTACCAAAATCACAAATTTAAAAACTAAAAATAAGGAAGTCAAAATGACAACAGAAAACACAACAAACATCGATGCTGCAACAGTAGCACGCGATGCAGTGGCGGCGGATCGCGCACGCTCACAAGAGATCGATGCAATCGTTGCAAAGCACCCGGAATTAAAAGAGATCGGCAGCCAATTTAAAGGCAATGACCGTTCTATGGATGAGTTTCGTGGTGTGGCATTAGATTCAATCACTAAAAACCAACCAACAACAGCAGCGATTGAAGATACTAAAATCGGCATGAGTGATAAAGAGGCGGATAACTTCTCAATTGTTCGTGCGGTCAACGCATTAGTAACGGGCAACTGGAACGATGCAGGCTTTGAGCGTGAAATGTCAGACTCTATGGCAAGCAAATTGGGCAAACGCGCACAGGGTTTTTACATCCCAACAGACGTTTTAATGCGTGACTTAAATGTGACAACTGCAACAGCCGGTGGTCATACAGTGGCAACAGATTTATTGTCTGGCTCATTCATCGATATGCTTAGAAACAAAATGGCAACAGTTGGCTTAGGTGCAACAATGATGACTGATTTAGTTGGCAACATTGCAATCCCACGTCAAACTGGTGGTGCAACGTCTTACTGGGTAGCAGAAAGCGGCGCGATCACAGAGTCACAAGCAGCCTTTGATCAAGTATCAATGTCACCTAAGACAGTTGGTTCAATGTCAGACATTTCACGCAAAATGTTGTTGCAATCTTCTATGGATGTAGAGTCTTTTGTTCGTAACGATCTTGCAACGTCTTTGGCATTAGCAATCGATTCAGCAGCAATCAACGGCTCTGGCGCTTCTAACCAACCAACGGGCATTTTAAACACTTCTGGAATTGGTTCGGTAGTGGGTGGCACAAACGGTGCAGCGCCGGATTGGGCGGATATTGTTGATCTTGAGTCAGCAGTGGCAATTGACAATGCAGACATGGGCGCACTCGGTTTCTTAACTAACGCAGCAACACGTGGCAAGTTACTACAAACCGAAAAAGCATCTGGCACGGCGCAATATGTTTGGTCAGATAGTAACACATTACGTGGTTACAACGCAGCAGTATCAAACCAAGTGCCATCAAACGGCACTAAAGGCACGGGCACTGCTCTTTCCTCAATGGTGTTTGGTAATTGGAATGACTTGATAATCGGCACTTGGGGTGGTATTGACATCAATGTTGATACTTCAACAGGTTCGGCTTCTGGCACGGTTCGTGTGGTGGCATTGCAAGATGTTGACATCGCGGTACGTCACGCCGAGTCATTTGCAGCAATGACAGATATTATAACTTAATATCAATCATTGTTAATTGAGCGGCATTTATTGTGAGTGCCGTTCATTTTATAAAAAATGACATTTATGTGAGTGTCATTCTTTATAAAAAAAGGAATAAATTATGAAATTACAATTATTAACAGCGACTGCAATTGACGGTACATCGTTCGCCAAAGGTGAAGTGATTGAAGCCAATAAAACATTAGCAGCTAAATTAATTGGCATGAATAAAGCCGTGATAACTAAAGCCAAAAAAAAGGCGAAAAAATAAAAAATGTTTGCAGAAGATTTAAGCGAGTTTTTGGATAGCACTGAGATGGCAGACAATGCCACCATCGGCGCATCTACTATCGCCGGAATTTTCGACAACCAATTTGTGGAAGTACATGGCATTGAGGGTGTGCGCCCAGTATTTGTTTGCGATGAGGCTAATGTGGCAACCATTGCACATGGCGATGCGCTTACTATTAATGCTATTTCATTTAAGGTGGCAGGCATACAGCCGGACGGTACGGGTTTGACTTCTTTGATTTTAGAGAAACAATAATGAGCCACGTCAGACAA